TACAGAGAAATGTGCGAAAACCGCTTGCTATTTCAAGGGTTCAGAGTGATATATGTACCTACCAAAAACAAAGGAGGTTTTCGCACATGGAAATCAGATACAATGTGACGGGCAGCGAGAGAAAAAGATTGGCGGATTACATCGCCGGGTTCCTTGGCTGCGAAAAGAAGTACCTTGGCGTACCAAGCTACGCCTATAGAGTAGGCTACATGGAAGTCAGCAAGGACGGTACGGTCAGCTTCGATGACAGAGCCGACAGCGAGGAAATTGAGGCTTTGCTGGAGGAGCTGGAGCAGGAGGGTTTCCATGCGGAGCCTTCGTTGCCGCAGGATGGCGAGGAACAGCCCTTCGAGGAGGTATCCGAAGCCGCCGACACTGCGCCACAGGAAACAAATGTGGAGCTTACGGTGGAAATCCCGCTGGATAAGATAGCGGTGGGCAATCTCAACAGGCTGCTGGATGCCAAAGGCGGCCTGATCAAAAAGGCTCTCGGCGTGGATGCTCTGCCCATCGAAATCCTGGAAGACCGGGTGGCATTCCCCTGGTTTCCTGAGATGCCGGACGCTGATGCGGTCAAGGTCTATACTCATTTCATCTCCGCACTCTGCGAGATGAGCAGGAATGCCAAGCGGGTAACCGTCACCGAGAAAAAGGTGGACAACGAGAAGTACGCTTTCCGCTGCTTTCTCCTGCGGCTTGGATTTATCGGAACAGAGTATAAGACAGAACGCAAAATCCTGCTGAAGAATCTAACCGGTTCCTCGGCTTTCAAGAACGGGGGTGTGAGCCATGAAGTTTCCGAGTAGAGAGATTGTGGAAAGCATCCGTCAGGAGTACCCTGCCGGCACCCGTGTGGAGCTGGTGCGGATGGACGATCCCCAGGCGCCGCCTATCGGCACCCACGGCACTGTGCTGGGCGTGGATGATATCGGCTCCATCATGGTCGCCCGGGACAATGGCGGCGTCCTTTCCGCAGCATTCGGAGAGGACCTGTGCCGGAAGGTCAACGGCACACCTAATGGTGGTAAAAGGCTGTAAACTACACAATATCCTGCGGTCATCTTTGTGTAATATATAACGCGGAATGAACTTGCTATTATCCTCTTTTAGAGCGAATATGTGTACACCGAAAGGGAAAACACACAGCCGCGAGGCAGAAAAACGGAGGATTTCAGAATGAACGAGAAAACAGCAAGGCAGATTGCAGAGATGAAGAACCAGACCATCGGGGTCGAGGTCGAGATGAACAGCATCACCCGCCAGAAGGCAGCGAAGGTTGCCGCCGCCTACTTCGGCACAGGCAGATACGAGAACACTGCCGGCCGCAACGGGTACAGCACCTGGTCAGCCTGGGATGCGGATGGGCGCGAGTGGAAATTCCAGAAGGACGTTTCCATTGCGGGGCCGGACGAGCAGAAATGCGAACTGGTCACCCCGATCCTGACCTACGGGGATATCGAAACCCTGCAGGAGCTTTGCAGACAGCTCAGACACGCAGGAGCGAAAAGCGACGCCTCCAGAGGATGCGGCGTCCACATCCACATCGGGGCGCAGGGGCACACGCCGCAGAGCCTCCGCAACCTTGCCAACATCATGGCGAGCCATGAAAGCCTGATCGCCGAGGCGCTGAAGCTCGACCGGGGCCGCATGAGCCGCTACTGCCGCACGGTAGACCCACGGTTTTTGGAGCAGGTCAACCGCAGGAAGCCCCGCTCGATGGCGCACCTTGCGGACATCTGGTACACCAGCAACGGCGCAAGCTACGGCAGGAGCCACCACTACAACGACAGCCGCTACCATATGCTGAACCTCCATGCCACTTTTACCAAGGGTACGGTTGAGTTCCGGCTCTTCCAATTCGATGAGCCGACCGCAGAGCGCAGGGGCGGCATCCACGCAGGACAGCTTAAGAGTTACATCCAGCTTTGCCTTGCACTTTCCCAGATGGCAAAGGATGTGCGGACGGCAAGCCCCAAGCCCCAGCAGAACGAGAACCCCAAATACGCCATGCGCACCTGGCTCCTCCGCCTGGGCTTCATCGGCGAGGAGTTCGCAACGGCCAGAGATTTCCTGACCCACAACCTGACCGGGGACACCGCCTTCCGGCACGGCCGAGCCGCCGCTTGAAGGACACGCAGGAGTTAGCCTCCTCCCACCTTACCCCTGACCGCTTCGGCGGTCTTAAGGTGGTAGAAGGGTAACCCTTGCAGGGGCGGCAACCCCTCTGTCAGCTGCGCTGTCATCTCCCCTAACAGGGGAGTCTCCCTTCGGAAAGGATGGATACCATGAAAGAAAAAAGATACTACATTGCTTACGGCAGCAACCTGAATGTCGGGCAGATGCGGATGCGCTGCCCACACGCCACGATCCTCGGCACGTCCAACCTGAAGGGCTGGGAACTGCTATTTAAGGGAAGCAAGACCGGCTCCTATCTGACCATCGAGGAATGCGAAGGCGGCACGGTTCCCGTGGTGATCTGGGAGGTGACAGCTGCGGATGAAGCCGCCCTCGACCGCTACGAGGGATTCCCCAATTTCTACTACAAGAAGGATATCCGGCTCCAGTACAAGGGAATCCGGACAGGCAGGCGCAGAACGGTGACGGCTTTCGCCTACATCATGCATGAGGACCGGCCGATTGGAGTTCCCAGTGATTCTTACATGCACACCTGTATGGAAGGATATGACACCTTCCGTTTTGATAAACGGGTGCTGACAGCAGCCTATGAAAAATGCGAGGTGATCAGCCATGAGAGATAATTCCATTGCAAGACTGGCGGTTTGTCCACTTTGTGGAAGAGCTTACCACGGCGCTCCGGCACTTTCCAGAGAGGATAACAAGACGCTGATCTGTCCGGACTGCGGCACAAGACAGGCTCTTGCCTCCATTGGCATAGAAGCGTCCGAGCAGGAGCAGATTCTGGAGACGATCCACCGGCATACAGAAAATCCGTTCGCTTGAAAAAATCACAATATCGTTGTATGATGAGGGTGTCTTGATGAAGACAAATCGGGGTTTAGAATGAGGTGGATACAATGAGAAAAAAATTAGCCATAATCTTTTTAATAACTATGGTTTTATCATTATCAGCTTGTGGAAAGACACTCAAAGGCACAGATGAACTAATAGAAAAGGCAAGAGAAGAAATACCAATTTCTGATTCCGATACCATTGATATACAGTATGCGGGAATGTGCGGCAATGACAATAGAGCAATCGCTTGGTTTATCTCAGGAAACGAATATCAGAAGCATTATTATTTGCCTATGGAAGTTGAGGTAAAAGAGAATGCTACTGAATACACTTTTATTAGAACTCATAAGCCCATTGATGATAGAATCGGAGACATTGCATATATTCAATGGGGTGATGGATATGCGTTTATAGTAAACAATACAAACTGTAAAACTGTTAGATTTACAACTGGGAATGAAGTGTACGAAGAAGTAATCCCGGATGATACTTATCCGTATGTATTCTTCTATCTTTCTGACCATAAAAATTCCACTCTGCAATTTGAATTTTTAGATGCCAAAGGTAACGAATTAAAATGACGAATTCCAGTTTATCGACCTGATTTTTTAGCATCGGTTAGAAATAGCCGGTGCTATTTTTATGCCATTTTGGAGGTGGTGTCCATGCGGAAGCTGAAAAAATACAAGCCCACCAGGTTTATGGCGAAGACCTCGCACTACGATAAGGACGCCGCCGACTATGCGGTCATGTTCATCGAGTCCCTCTGCCATACCAAGGGTACCTGGGCGGGAAAGCCCTTTGAACTGATCGACTGGCAGGAGCAGATTATCCGCGACCTGTTCGGCGTGTTAAAGCCCAACGGCTACCGGCAGTTCAATACGGCGTATATCGAGATCCCCAAGAAACAGGGAAAGTCGGAGCTTGCCGCCGCTGTGGCGCTTTTGCTCCTCTGCGGGGACGGTGAGGAACGGGCCGAGGTGTATGGGTGTGCCGCCGACCGTAACCAGGCGAAGATCGTGTTTGACGTGGCGGTGGATATGGTGCGGTTCTGCCCGGCGCTCTCCAAGCGGGTGAAGATCCTGGAGTCTCAGAAGAAAATCACCTATCTGCCCACTAACAGTTCCTACCAGGTGTTGTCGGCGGATGTGGCGAACAAGCACGGCTTCAATACACACGGCGTCATTTTCGATGAGCTGCACACCCAGCCCAACCGAAAGCTCTTTGACGTCATGCTCCAGGGTTCCGGGGATGCCCGAATGCAGCCGCTGTATTTCCTGATCACCACAGCGGGCAACGACACCAACTCTATCTGTTACGAGGTACACCAGAAAGCCATCGACATCGCAGAGGGGCGAAAGGTCGATCCCACCTTCTACTCTGTCATTTACGGCGCCGATGAGGAAGATGACTGGACAGACCCCAAGGTGTGGAAGAAGGCCAACCCCTCCCTCGGTATCACGGTGGGCATCGACAAGGTCAAAGCGGCCTGTGAATCTGCCCAGCAGAATCCCGGCGAGGAGAACGCTTTCCGGCAGCTACGGCTGAACCAGTGGGTCAAGCAGTCGGTGCGATGGATGCCGATGGAGAAATGGGACGCCTGTGCGTTCCCGGTCTCCGAGGAGGATCTGGAAGGGCGCATCTGCTACGGAGGGCTGGACTTGTCCTCCACCACGGACATCACAGCATTCGTGCTGGTATTTCCTCCGCTGGATGAGGATGACAAGTATTACGTCCTGCCATACTTCTGGATACCGGAGGAGACCCTCGACCTGCGTGTACGCCGTGACCATGTTCCCTATGACCTGTGGGAACGCCAGGGCGTACTGATGACTACCGAGGGAAATGTGGTCCACTATGGCTACATTGAGAAATTTATCGAGAACCTCGGCGAACGGTTCAACATCCGTGAGATCGCCTTTGACCGATGGGGCGCTGTGCAAATGGTGCAGAACCTGGAGGGCATGGGCTTCACGGTAGTCCCCTTCGGGCAGGGCTTTAAGGATATGAGTCCTCCTACCAAAGAACTGATGAAGCTGGTGCTGGAGGAAAAGATCGCCCACGGCGGACACCCGGTGCTGCGGTGGATGATGGACAACATCTTCATCCGCACTGACCCGTCTGGCAACATCAAGGCAGACAAGGAAAAATCCACAGAGAAGATTGACGGCGCAATTGCCACCATCATGGGGCTTGACCGGGCGATACGCTGTGGCAACGATACAGGCACTTCGGTTTATGACAGCCGGGGCCTTTTGTTTATCTGAAAGGATGGTGATTCGATATGGGTATCTTTTCCGGGCTTTTCCGTTCCAGGGATAAGCTCCAGGATCGTACCACCGGGAGCGGCTATGCGTTCTACTTCGGCAGCACCACCTCCGGCAAAGCGGTGACGGAACGCTCCGCCATGCAGATGACGGCGGTGTATTCCTGCGTCCGTATTCTGGCGGAGGCTGTGGCAGGACTGCCATTGCACCTCTACCGCTACAAGGAGGACGGCGGTAAGGAAAAGGCGCTGGACCATCCGCTGTATCTGCTCCTGCATGACGAGCCGAACCCGGAGATGAGTTCTTTTGTATTCCGGGAGACGCTGATGACGCATCTGCTCCTGTGGGGCAACGCCTATGCACAGATTATCCGCAACGGAAAAGGTGAGGTCGTTGCCCTATATCCGCTTATGCCAAATAAGATGACCGTCAGCCGAGATGAAACGGGACAGCTTTATTACACCTATCAGAAATCGGTTGAGGAAGTACCAAAAACCAATGATTTTCTGGTAAAGCTACATCCATCCGATGTGCTGCACATACCGGGGCTTGGTTTTGATGGTCTGGTTGGTTACAGTCCCATTGCAATGGCGAAGAATGCTATTGGACTTGCCATTGCCACAGAGGAATATGGGAGTAAATTCTTTGCCAATGGTGCTCAGCCGAGCGGTGTTCTGGAACATCCGGGAACAATCAAAGACCCCCAGAGAGTACGTGAATCTTGGATGACTCAGTTCGGTGGCAGCGGTAATGCCAACAAGATCGCTGTTTTGGAGGAGGGGCTTAAGTATACACCTATTTCTATTTCGCCGGAACAGGCACAGTTCCTGGAAACGAGAAAGTTCCAGATAAACGAGATTGCTCGAATTTTCCGAGTACCGCCCCATATGGTGGGTGACTTGGAAAAGTCGAGCTTTTCTAATATTGAGCAGCAGTCCCTTGAGTTTGTGAAGTACACGCTTGATCCTTGGGTAATCCGCTGGGAGCAGTCCATACAGAGGCGGCTCTTATCATCGGAAGAGAAAAAGAGATATTTTGTGAAATTCAATGTAGAAGGACTGCTCCGGGGAGATTACCAGAGCCGTATGAGCGGGTATGCAACAGCAAGGCAAAACGGATGGATGTCAGCAAATGACATCCGGGAATTGGAGAACCTTGATCGCATCTCGACAGAAGACGGCGGCGATCTCTACCTCGTAAACGGCAATATGCTCCCGCTTTCCAAGGCGGGCACTTTTGCAGATACAACTACTGACCAAGGGAAGGAGGAAGAAGCTAATGAGTCAAACGAAGAAGTTCTGGGCGTGGAAGAACCAGGCGGACGAAGGCGGAACCGAGGTAAGGGTGCTTGAACTGTACGGCACGATTGCGGAGGAGAGCTGGTTCGATGATGACATCACTCCAGCGCAGTTCCGTGAAGAGCTGTTTGCCGGGAGCGGTCCCGTGACCGTGTGGATCAACTCGCCCGGCGGAGACTGCATTGCGGCAAGCCAGATATACACCATGCTGATGGATTATAAGGATGACGTAACTGTCAAGATTGACGGCATCGCGGCATCGGCAGCATCCGTCATCGCTATGGCTGGAACCGAGGTGCTGATGGCTCCTACAGCGCTCATGATGATCCATAATCCCGCGACCATCGCTATGGGCGACCACGAGGATATGCAGAAAGCCATCGAGATGCTGAATGAGGTCAAGGAAAGCATCATCAATGCCTACGAGATCAAGACCAGCCTGTCGAGGGCAAAACTGTCTCACCTTATGGATGCGGAAACCTGGATGAACGCAAACAAGGCTGTGGAGCTGGGCTTTGCGGACGGAATTCTCGAAGATGAGAAAGCCGCCGAGATTACAATTCCTGCCTATGCGTTTTCCAGAAAGACTGTGCAGGCGGCTCTGATGAACAAGATCAGCGCCAAGGTAAAACCCGTGCAGAAAGCGGATATACCCGCTCCTGCACAGACAGACACTCCGGCAGAGCCGGAAGAAGCAACGGGACGCTCGGTCGATGAACTGAAAGCGCGTCTCAACACCATCAAAAACTTTATTTAACGGAGGGAAATCATCATGACTATTATCGAAATGCGTGAAAAGAGAGCAAAGCTGTGGAACACGATGGAGGGCTTCCTCGATACCCACAGGAACGACAAGGGCGTGCTGTCTGCGGCGGATGACGCCACCTATTCCGCTATGGAGCAGGACCTGAACGATCTTTCCAACGAGATCCGCCGCATGGAGCGCAGGGATGCGATGGAGGCGGAACTGAACAAGCCCGTGGGCAAGCCGCTTACGCAGACACCGGAAAGTTCCGGTATGAGCGAGGCTAAGAGCGGTCGTGCATCCAACGCATATAAGGAAGATTTTGGCAGACATCTTCGTGGTAAAGCACCGATCCATAATGTGCTTTCCGAAAGTGTTGACGCAGACGGTGGATATCTTGTACCGGAAGAGTTTGAAAACCAGATTATCGTTGGTCTGGATGAGGCAAACGTAATCCGATCTCTTGCAAAGGTCATTACTACCCACCATGACAGGAAAATCCCGATTGCGGTGGGTCATTCTACGGCAACCTGGACAGCGGAAAATGCCGCATTTACCGAGAGCAATCCGACCTTCGGTCAAAAGCAGATCGATGCGTTCAAGCTGACCGACCTCATCCGTGTCAGTGTGGAGCTTTTGCAGGATGCGGCATTCCCGCTTGAGCAGTATATCGCCAATGAGTTTGCCAGAGCATTCGGAATTGCTGAGGAACAGGCATTCTGCGTAGGCACTGGTGTCAATCAGCCTACAGGTATTTTTACTGCGAGCGGCGGTGCTGTAGGTGTTACCTCTGCAAGCGCAACAGCTATTACAGTGGATGAGATCATCAGTCTTGTTTATGCACTGAAATCCCCTTACCGCAGGAACGCTAAGTTTCTTATGAACGATGCTACTGTGTCCCTTCTCAGAAAACTGAAGGATAACAATGGAGCCTATCTGTGGCAGCCTTCCGTGCAGGCGGGTCAGCCAGACAAACTGTTGGGATATGATTTGTATACCAGTCCTTATGTTCCGACTGTGGAAGCAGGAGCATTTGCCATTGCGTTCGGAGATTTTCAGAATTACTGGATCGGAGACCGTGCCGGACGTACCGTACAGAGACTGAATGAGCTTTATGCCACTAACGGTCAGGTTGGCTATGTGGCTACAGAGCGTGTGGACGGCAAAGTTATTCTTACTGAGGGAATTCAGCTCTTGCAAATGAAGTCTGCGGGTTAATGAAGGGAGGTGGCGGTGATGGAAGAACTGCTTTCAAAAGTAAAAGCCAATCTCATTCTGGAGCATTCGGCGGATGATGAACTTCTGAAGAGCTACATCACCGCCGCTGTTTCCTACGCGGAGAACTACCAGCATATCCAGGAGGGCTATTACACGGAGAATGCGATGCCGGCCACCACCGAACAGGCGGTGATCATGCTGGCATCGCATTTCTATGAGTCCAGGGACGGTTCCACGGGCGGATTCTTTGCTGATAACACAAACGCGGCACAGCAGGTCTGGAACACGGTCAATCTTCTGCTTCGGCTCGACCGGGAATGGAAGGTGTGACATGAGCTTCGGCAAGATGAACACCTTCCTTTCAATCGTAGAGAAACAGTTTACACAGGACGAGGACGGCTTCAAAACAGAAACAGATGTGATCGTGGCTGAGGTACGCGCATACCGGGAAGGTCGGCATGGCAGTGAGAAATGGGCGAACATGGCGTCCTTCTCCGCTGCCACCGACCTGTTCCGTTTCCGTGTAATTCCGGATGTGGAAATCACCACGGATATGCGAATCCTCTGCGAAGGGCATACCTTCGAGATCACTTCTGTGGAGGATGTCAAAGGCAGGGGGATGTATCTGGAAGTACTGGTACAGGAGGTGCGTTAGGGGTCCCCGGAAAGCCGCATGGCTTTTTGGGGAGAGGACGAACACCGGAATGAATGAGCTTTCGTGCCTGCACGGAAGCGAACGATATGGAGGTTGTGAGGACGATGGCTAAGGCAACATGGAAAATGCCGGAGGACTTTCTGATGAAGGTATCCCGGCTGGCGGATAAGACGGACGAGATTATCCCGAAAGTGCTGGAGGCAGGCGCAGAGGTCGTGGAGGACAAGGTACGCTCCAACCTGCAGTCTGTCATTGGCAGCGGGACAAAGTATGACTCCAGAAGCACCGGGGAACTTTTACGTTCCCTTGGCACTTCTCCCGCCCTGCAAGGCAGGAACGGCGATTTTGACATAAAGGTTGGCTTTTCAGAGCCTCGTTCGGACGGCGACAGCAACGCCAAGATCGCCACCATCCTGGAATACGGCAAAAGCGGCCAGCCTGCAAAGCCGTTTCTGAAGTCCGCCCGTTCGGCATCCAAAAACGCCTGTATCAGCGCCATGAAGGCAAAGCTGGACGAGGAGGTGGAGAACATTTGAGTTTACTTTCGGAAATCAAGGCGGCAGTTACAAGCTGCGGTTTGCCAGTGGAGACAGGCGTGTTCTCCGATGAACCGCCGGACGAATATGTAGTGGTCACTCCGTTTGCGGATACCTACGAGCTTCATGCAGATAACCTGCCGGAATACGAGATTCAGGAGGCACGGCTCTCCCTGTTCTCCAGGGGCAACTATCTGAAGCGGAAAAGGCAGCTTTCCAAAGCCCTGCTTTCCGCTGATTTTACCATTACGGACAGGCGGTATATCGGGCATGAGGACGATACCGGCTACCACCACTACGCCATTGACGTGGTGAAATTATACGAACTTTAAATATTGAACGGCGTAACGGCGCGGGCGATAAAGTCGAATCAGCGCAAATGCTGGTGCACGAATTGCCCCCGGCGGCTCGCCGGTGAAACGGAGGAATGAGATATGGCTACCATTGGCCTGGATAAACTTTTCTATTCAAAAATCACGGAGGATGAGGACGGCAACGAGACCTACGCCACTCCGGCATCCCTTGCGAAAGCCATGACCGCAGAGCTTTCTGTAGAGCTTGCTGAGGCGACGCTGTATGCGGATGACGGAGCGGCAGAGATTGTAAAGGAATTCAAATCCGGCACCCTTTCCCTGGGTGTGGACGATATCGGTGCAACTGCGGCATCGGATTTGACGGGTGCGGTCATTGATGAAAACGGCGTGGTGATTTCCACCAGTGAGGACGGCGGTGCTCCCGTTGCTGTTGGCTTCAGAGCAAAGAAATCCAACGGCAAGTATCGGTACTTCTGGCTTTACCGAGTGAAGTTCGGAATCCCGGCAACTAACCTCACCACCAAGGGCGACAGCATCACCTTTTCCACTCCCACCATCGAGGGGACGATTCTGCGCAGAAACAAGGTGGACACCCAGGGCAGGCACCCCTGGAAAGCAGAGGTCACCGAAGGTGACAAGGGTGTGTCCACCGACACCATCACGAACTGGTACAAGCAGGTGTATGAGCCGTCGTATGCGGCGCTGTCTGAAGTTGATTAAGGAGGATTGACACATGGAACAGGAACGCTCAGCAAATATTCTGATTGGCGGTGAGGAGTACACTTTACTGCTCACCACCAAAGCCACAAAGGAAATCGCCGGACGGTATGGCGGTCTTGAAAACCTGGGTGAAAAGCTGATGAAATCCGAGAACTTTGAAATGGCGATCGGAGAAATCGTGTGGCTGATCACCCTCCTGGCAAACCAGTCTATCCTTGTGTATAACCTGAAAAACAAGGAGAATCCCAAGGATCTGCTCACCGAGGAAATGGTGGAGCTTCTCACTGCCCCTGCAGATTTGGCGGGCTACAAAACCGCCATCACCGAGGCTCTGTATAAGGGCACCAAGCGTAACATCGAAAGTGAGACCGATACAAAAAACGCACAAGTCGGGTAACAGACGAGGAACTGTTTACCCGGCTTCTTTATTACGGCATCGCTCACCTGCATCTTTCCATGGATGAGGTGTGGCTGATGCCGTTTGGTTTGCTCTTGGATTTGTGGGAGTGCCACAAGCAGTGGAACGGCCAAGCAAAGCCCAAGTGTGAGCACTTTATTGACGATATCATCCCGGATGGGATTTAAGGAGGAGGTGGTCATTTGGCGGATAATTTCGGTCTGAAAATCGGACTTGAGGGTGAAAAGGAATTCAAAAAAGCTCTGTCCGAAATCAACCAGTCCTTTAAGGTTCTGGGATCTGAAATGAAGCTGGTTTCCTCCCAGTTCAACAAAAATGACTCCTCCGTTCAGGCACTCACGGCAAGAAACACCGTTCTGAATAAAGAAATCGAGGCCCAGAAGCAGAAGATCGAAACCCTTCGCGCGGCTCTCGACAACGCATCCGCCTCCTTCGGAGAAAATGACCGCCGCACACAAAACTGGCAGGTTCAGCTGAACAATGCCGAAGCCGCTCTTAACGATATGGAGCGGGAACTTAAACAGAATCAGGACGCCATTGACGCGGCCGGTGATGAGTTCCAGGATGCCGGAAAACAGGCGGACAGTTTCGGCGACGAGGTGGAAGGTGCGGCAGATGATGCCGACAAGTCCTCCGGCAAGCTGGAAAAAGTCGGCTCTGTGATGAAAGGTGTGGCGGTCACCATCGGTGCTGCCGTTGCCGCCGCTGGAGCCGCACTGGTGGGACTAACCAAAAGTTTCCTCGACCTTGCCGAATCCACCCGTGAATACCGGGAGGATCAGGCAAAACTGGATGCCGCCTTTCTCACCGCAGGCTTTACCGCAGAACAGGCTGGAGAAGCCTACACTGGTTTTTACTCCATTTTGGGTGAAGAAGACCGGAGCGTGGAGGCAGTCAACCATCTGGCGAAGCTGTGCTCTACAGAAGAAGAACTGACACAGTGGACAGACATTGCCGCAGGCGTCTGGGCAACCTTTGGTGACAGCTTACCGATTGAAGGTCTTACCGAAGCCGCCAACGAAACGGCTAAAACCGGACAGCTGACGGGCGTCCTGGCAGACGCGCTCAATTGGGCGGGAGTCAATGAGGAGGATTTCCAGGCAGCCCTGGATGGCTGCAGTACTGAACAGGAACGCGCGGCGCTGATTACCGATACCTTAAACGGTCTGTATCAGGAAGCCGCTGAAAACTATAAGGAACTTAACGGCGATGTGATGGACGCCCAGCGGGCGCAGGCTCTGCTTACCGATGCCTATGCCCAGCTTGGTGCTATTGCAGAGCCGATTATGACCACCTTGAAAACTATGGCGGCGGATGTACTTACCGCCATGCTTCCATTTGTTTCTCTTATGGGTGAAGGACTGCAAGGGGTACTCAACGGAACAGCCGGGGCTGCAGAAACCTTTGCGGAGGGTGTTTCCGGTTTGGTGGAGGTTCTGATGGAAAAGCTGTCCACCATTCTTCCTATGCTTGGTGAGGCGCTGCTTGCCAGCCTGCCTGTTCTATTAGAGGTGGGCATCAGCATTATTACGACTCTGCTCACCGGAATCACCGAAGCCCTGCCGGAATTGGCAACCGCAGCCTTGTCCATCATCATGCAGCTGGTAAACAGCCTCATTGAACTGCTCCCGCAAATTCTGCAGGCGGCCGCCCAGGTAGTTGCGACCCTTGCCACCGGAATTGCCACAGCGCTTCCCACTTTGATTCCTACCTTGGTGCAGGTAGTCATTCAAATTGTACAGACACTGATTGAGAACCTGCCTCTGATTCTGGACGCAGCTCTTCAGCTGATTACGGGATTGGCACAGGGAATCTTGCATGCACTGCCCGTGCTGATTGCGGCTCTGCCGGAAATCATCAACGGAATCGTGACCTTTTTGCTGGATTCCATTCCGCAGATCATTGAAACCGGCATACAGCTGCTGACCTCTTTGGTGGCAGCTTTACCAGACATCATTACTGCCATCGTGGAAGCGATTCCCCAGATTATTGACGGGATCATCAACGCAGTTCTGGACGCCATCCCGCTGATTATTCAGGCAGGCATCGACCTGCTGGTATCGCTGATCCAGGGTCTGCCGCAGATTATCTTCACCATTGTTCAGGCGATCCCGCAGATCATCTACGGCATCGTAAATGCTGTTATCGGGAACATCGATAAGATCATCATGGCTGGCGTTCAGCTGTTTGTTTCGCTCATAGAAAATCTTCCCACCATTATCGTGGAGATCGTCAAGGCGGTTCCTCAGATTATCACCGGGATTGTTAAGGCTTTCGGCTCTCTCATGTACAAAATCGTGGAGATCGGCGGCAACATCGTCAAGGGTCTGTGGGACGGTATTACCGGTCTTGCGTCCTGGCTGTGGGATAAGGTGTCCGGCTGGATTTCCGGCATTTGGGACGGTATCTGCAGTTTCTTCGGTATTAACTCGCCATCCAAGGAAATGGCCTGGGTTGGTGAAATGCTGGTGAAGGGTCTTGCGGGTTCCATTGACAATAACGGCGACGAAGCGGTCAAAGCCGCCGAGGGCATGGCAAAAGACATCGACGGTGTGATGACCGACCTCGCCCACGATATGCAGACCGCTCTGCCCACGGACTTTGATGTGAGCGGCAACATTCGTTCTTCCGTTGGCGGCATTACCGGCAATACGGCATCCGGGCTTTCCCTTGTGCTGAACATTACAAACTTCAACAACTACTCTACGGAGGATATCCGGCAGCTGACCAACGAGGTGATGGAAACAGCCAGCCAATTTGCGATGCGGAAAGGAGTGGTATTTGCATGACCTTTTTCACCTATAACGGGATCAGTTCCGCTGATTTCGGTCTGCATATTGAAAGCAAAAATATCTTTTCCGCACCGGAATATGATGTTTCTTTTCAGTCTATTCCCGGCAGAAGCGGTGACTTGATTGTTTCCAATAACCGCTTTGCCAATGTGAAGGTGACCTATACCGTTTTTGTGAGACGGAACACAGTCGAGGATTTGTCCGACCTGCTTCGTGCAGTAAAAGGCTGGCTCTACACGGAGCCAGACCGGTATCACGAAATCACCGATTCCTACGATTCTCTGTATCTGCGGTATGGAGTGATCAGCGGCTCTCTGGATATTGAGGATCAGCTGAACAAAGTCGGCTGCTTTACGGTCACCTTCAATTGCAAGCCGTACCGGTACAAAAAGGACGGACTTCTGGAAACCTCGGTGACAAGCGGCAGCAGTCTGTTTAACCCGGAAGCCTTTTCCGCAAAGCCTCTCATCACTCTGACCGGGAGCGGTGACTTTACGCTTACGCTTCAAAACGGTGGGTATAACCGTTCGTGGCAGTTCAAAGGCATCAAAAGCGGTATAACCTGCGGCAGTGAGCAGATGAATTTCTACTTCGGCACACAGCTTTTGAACGACAAGGTAACGGGCGAAGACTTTCCGCTGCTCCCGCCCGGAGAAACCGTCCTAACGGTATCCGGGGATGCGGAGATTGCCGTTCAGCCAAGGTGGTGCTGCTTATGATTCCTGTTCTGTACCCGGCAAACAGCACCAGCTTCACCACCTTTGGATTGGGTACGCTCACGGATACGATTTCCTGTGAGGTCACAGAGGAACGAAACGGTGTATTTGAATGCATACTCAAATACCCCATTACTGGTCAGCATTACAAGCTGATAGCAAAAGAGCGGCTCATCAAGGCTAAACCCAACGATACAGGAGAACCGCAGGCGTTTCGCATCTATCGAATCACTAAGCCGCTGGACGGTGTGGTTACGGTATATGGTCAGCACATTTCCTACGACCTTGCCAATGTCCCTGTGATGCCGTTCTATGCAGAAAGCCGTTCTCCGTCACTGCTTTTGAATCAGCTTCTCGCCGGGGACAGTCGGTTCACGGGCTGGACGGACTACTCAGAGGCAAAAGAGTTTTCCGTTACAACCCCTAAAAGCGTCCGTGCTTGTCTGGGTGGCACAGAAGGGTCCATGCTCTCTAAATGGCACGGTGAATTTGAATGGGATAACTTTACGGTGAAGTTCCATTCCCATCGCGGTGAAAAGACCGGTGTTGTCATTGAATACGGCAAAAACCTCACCTCGCTGGAACAGGACGAGGATAACAGCGGCGTATATACACAGCTTCTTCCTTACGCCGTATATACACAGGAGGGCTCGGAAACAGAGACGGTTGTCACGCTCCCGGAACAGACTCTGCCCATCGTATCCGAGGAGATGGTGCGAAACAAGACGCTCATTCTTGACCTGACAGACAGGTTTGAGAGCGGCACTGACATCACCGAGGATGCTTTGCGGGCAGCCGCAAACGACTACATCAAGGAAAATCCACTCGGTGCAACTGTTCCCACCGTTAAGGTGGCGTTTGAACCCCTATGGAAACAGCCGGAGTATTCGGCGCTCCTGGAGCGTGTGCGTCTCTGCGACTCTGTCACTATCCGGCACACCGCCCTTGGGGTGAATGTGTCTGCAACCGTGATCGAAACCGTGTATGACTCCCTTGCAGAGCGGTATGTGAGCATTACTCTGGGAAACGAAAAATCCAGTATGATTACCACGCTCTCTGAGGTGCAGTCCTCTGTCGGGAAAGTAGAGTCGGTAGTTGACCGGTTCCCGAAACTCCTGCAGACAGCCATCAGCAATGCCACCTCTCTGATCACCGGCCAGACCGGCGGCTATGTGGTGCTGCACGGGGACGAAACCGGGAGGCCTTATGAACTTCTTGTTTTGGATGCTCCCGCCATACAAGACGCTGTCAATGTCTGGCGGTGGAATGTGAATGGGTTAGGCTTTTCCAGAAATGGCTACAACGGTCCGTATGAAACTGCCATCACCGCCGATGGGCAGATTGTGGCGGACTTTATCACTTCCGGTTCGCTGATTGCAAACATCATCAAGGCGGGGGTCATTCAATCACAGGACGGCTCATCCTATTGGGACTTGGAGACGGGCGAAGTCGTACTGCGAGCCTATGCCACAAACAAGCAGGTCACGGAAGTCAGCGACCGCATTTCAGTGATTGAAGAACAGAAAATGCTCCGGCTGGTGATTAACTCATCCAACGGGAGCATTTTCAAAAACAACAATATCCAAACCACGCTTTATGCCACGGTTTTCTCATGGGACGAAAATATCACAGATACCCTTGACGACAACCAATTCATATGGACAAGGGTGTCTGATGATGCCGAGGCCGACAAGTTGTGGAACAGCGCGCATTTCGGCGGAACAAAGTCTATCGAAATTACATCCGATGATGTCAAAGTTAGAGCAACCTTCTTCTGTGACCTCATCGACACAGCTACAAGAAACAGCCTGCTTGGCTGAATTGAAGGAGGAATTTTCATGAGCAAAGCACAAGGGCAATTTACAATCATCGATTATAATGATGCACTTACCCTAACCGGATATATCGGCTCGAATCTTGCAAAGACACAGATGTATAACCCTGACAACGACAGCTATTCGCCGGACTGGACTTCGAAAAATCTTGTCTTGACTCCGAGCCTCTATGTCATCGGTACAACCACCGACCAGATCACGTCCTCGGCGGTAACCTCTGTAAAATGGTATATCGGCAGTTCCACAACTGCAATCACTTCTTCCGGCAGTTATGCCCTAAGTGGTGCGAAGAGTCATATTTTGACCGTTAAGGGAAATGTAATGGCAGGCCTGCCCGGTATCGATTACCGCTGTGTCGTCACTTATAAGGACGCATCCACGGGCCTGTCAATTACGCATCCGCTGACGATCAGCTTCTCACGCGTGGTAAATGGAAGCGGCATTGTCGACCTGCTCGTCACCACGCCAAGCGGAAATGTGTTCAAGAATTCTGAGGTTGCATCGCTTACGGCAAAGGCGGAACTGTGGCGCGGATCTACGGTTGATACAACTAAAGTATCCTACAAATGGGCGGCTATGGACGCATCCGTCACATCGACCGCCTCCACAGGTTATGATGCTGATTTCGGTATTGGCTGGCGGAAGCTGTCTGATGCCACAGGCAGATATACCGGAACCTCCTCCAATACCATCACAATCTACGCCGCCGCAGTGGACAGTTATGCCGTGTTCAAATGCTGTGCGCAGGATACAGATTCCGCTTCTGCTTCTTACAACACAAAGTTTTTTGATGTTGCAACCTTCATTGACAACTCCGACCCGCTTCAGATTATTGTCACTTCCACAGGCGGTGATGTGTTTAAAAACGGCCAAGGCTCAACAGTGCTGACCGCCGTATGCTATCAGGCCGGCGCAGAGGTAGATGCGGCAGGCGGCGGTACCTATACCTGGACGAAATACAATAAGGATGGCGCTGTCGACACCTCCTGGGGCACAAACGGTTCCAAGAGCGGCAAGACTCTGTCTGTGTCCAGTGCGGATGTGGACACAAAAGCAACCTTTATGGTCGTTGTAACGCTCTGAGGGGGGTGATGAGATGATCGCATCCGCTCAATTTACCATCATCAGCATCTGCGATGTGGTCACCTCGGCATCTCCGCCTGAAAATCCGTATGAAGGCCAGCTTTGGGTGGATACCTCGGTGTCTCCGCCGGAGACAAAAATATGGAACGGAAACGCCTGGGTGGTGCAGAATGACATTGAAACGATCCGCACCACCATTTCCATCCTCACGCAGAAAGATGCGCAGTTTCAGCAAACCATCGAGGGCTTAAACAGCTATGTGGCAAGCCTTACCGAAACAGTAGAAACGGTTTCAAGCGATCAGGGCGTTCTGGAGGAACGTGTGCTGAACTCCGAAAGCAAGCTCTCACAGCTTGAGCATACGGTGGACGGGCTTTCACTCACCATGCAGGAACAGTACATCGGCGGCATCAATTATGTGCAGAATTCCTCAGGCCTAAACGGCATATCGGATGACTGGAGCTATTCAGGAACGGTGCGGACAGACACCTCCACCGACACGCAGAACAACACCATTTCTGATTCCTGCTTTGTGCTTGGAGCATATTCCTCGCTGTCGCAGTATATCCGTGGCGTTGTTCCCGGCGCATATACCGTTTCTGTTCGGGTAAAAAAGACCTCGGCCATGTCCGGCTACTTCTATGTGACCTACAACGGGAACAAAACGAAATATCTCTTCAGCAAGAGCACCTCTTTTGACTGGACGGACTTCACGGCCACGCTCACCGATGTGACCGACCCTACGCTTCGCATCTACTGTTACAGCCGCGACGCATCCGTTTATCTGGCCGACATCATGGTAACCGAAGGGGCGATCCCTCGCAAATGGACGCCTGCTCCCAACGAGATCTATACGCAGGAGGTCAAGATAGACAAGCGGGGCATCGAGGTGTCAAACTCGGCATCTTCACAGCGGACGGTCATCACGAATACGGAATTTGCCGGTTATTACAATGACGAGGTGATCTTTACCCTCAACAAGGATGAAACACAGACCAAGAAAACCACAGTGGACGGCGAGCTGACTGTGGGAAAAACAAAGTTCGTCCCTTTGGCCACTGCGTCAGAGGGATTAAACATCGTAATTCTGGATTAAGGAGGCGGTTTTATGGCGTTAAGCGGCTCATTCAGCAAGTATCCGGTCAGCAAATTCGGGCTTTACTGTGAGTGGAGCGGAAGCCAGAGCATAACAGGCAATTATACCGATGTTACGCTGAAGGTCTATTTACAGTTTTACACACTGTCGGTAGGTTCAAGAAGCGACTGTAAGGTTTCCATCAACGGGACGAGCGAGACCTATACCACACCGGCAATCAATGACATGAGTTCTACAAGCTGGCACAAAGTGCTGTTAAAAACAAAGACCGTCCGTGTCAGCCACAATTCAGACGGTACCAAAACGGGCGTTGCGCTGTCAGCATCATGGAGATTTTCCGGCACGTATTCAGGCGTATCCGTCGGAACGATTACAGCTTCCACTACGGTTAATCTTGATAAAATCGACCGAAGCGCCCCGACGGTTGCCTTCAGCACAAGCGGCGTCACAGCAAGCGGATTTAAGATTTCAGCCACTTCATCGAGCACTGCGGATATATGGCAGTACAGCCTAAACGGTGGCTCCTCCTGGACAACCTTTTCCAATACGGCTTCTACCAGCGCCAGCGTCACAGTATCTTCGCTTTCTCCGAACACAAGCTACACCGTTAAGGTTCGAGCGAGAAAAAAATCAAACCAGGTTTACGGCACATCCGGCAGCGCGACGGTTAAAACCCTTGGCGGAGCCGTAGTAAACAGCGTAAGCACCGTAACAGCAGATAATGCGACAGTGACGGTTTCTATCAATGCTACGGTGTATGAGGCTTCCTACTCGTACACGCTTGCAATTAAAAACGGCAGTTCAACCTATCTGACTATTTCAGGACTTTCCTGGACAAAAGGAACCGCCACCCGCACGGTTACGCTTACGGCGGCACAGCGCACAACGCTTTTGAATGCGATGGCATCCATCAAATCCTTTACGGGAACTTTTGCCGTCACAACTTACAGCGGTTCAACGCAGATCGGCAGTACATCGAGCAAAACGGCAGTGATACAGACAACATCTGCAAATTCTGCGCCGACTCTTTCCGGATTTACCTTCGAGGACAGCTACAGCACCACTGCAAATATTACAGGCAACAACCAGCTCTTTATTCAGGGCTATTCGACTTTAAAGGTAACGCCAGGAACGGCGACGGCAAAAAACGGAGCTTCCATCTCTAACTATACTGCATCCTGCAATGGATTGTCAGCGTCCAGCAGTTCCGGTGCGGCAATCACGGTCGGTAAGATTGAAAAGTCCGGCAGCGTGTCTGTTACGCTTACTGTTACAGATTCCCGCGGGTACACTTCAAGCGTTACAAAGAATGTCACGGTGATAGCATATGCAAAGCCTAAAATCTCATCGGTTACTTTGCGGCGCACGAACGAGATTGAAGCGGAAATGCAGCTTAAGTTCAACGGCTCCATCTCAGCTGTTACCGTTGACGGAACACAGAAAAACAGTGTGCAGTATGTCCGGTATCGGTATAAGAAAACCAGTGCTGCGTCATACGGCAGCTATACCAGCATCCTGTCGTCAACGACCAGGAGCGGCACTTCCTTCAGTTTCTCCAATCTGGAACTGTGCAGCCTGGATGCAGGATATTCCTACGATTTTCATCTGCAGATACAGGACAGGCTGTACTCGCAGAGTTCTTTGGATTTGTATTTCGTCATACCGCAGGGGACGCCGCTTGTAGCCCTGCGAAAGAAGAAGGTGGGCATTAACAAACCAACGCCAAGCCAAACGCTGGATGTGGGAGGAAACATTTCCGCAGACGGGCTGATCCTGATGAGCGGCTACAATATTATGGGGCTGGTGCAGGCGTCCATTCCTGATGATACTGATTTAAACACGATTACCACACCGGGAATTTATTTCAGGCGAAATACGGCGGATACATCACTGCACTATCCAAGCACCTCTTGGGGAATGCTCGAGGTGTTTTCATGCTCTTCAAACCTGGTCATACAGCGTTACACCCACCGTGATAATCCATACACGACGTATATTCGCTCAAAGGTAAACGCAAACTGGCAGGCCTGGGTGAAAAAATCTTAACGCTTCGGAATCAAGGTGCTCACTGTGAGCGCCTTTTTTCATACACAAAATCATTTATGAAGGAGGACAAAACTATGAGATCTATCTGGACCGGCATTCAGATTGCCTTTTCTGCCATTGGCGGCTTTATCGGCTGGCTTTTGGGCGGATTTGACGGCTTTCTGTATGCTCTGATCGCCTTTGCGGTGATCGACTACATCACCGGCGTGATGTGCGCCATTTCCGACAAAAAGCTCTCAAGCGAAGTGGGCTTCAAAGGCATCTGCCGCAAGGTGCTCATCTTTGTGCTTGTAGGCATCGGCAACCTGGTGGACGTGTATGTGCTTGGTGAAGCGGGAGTCCTGCGCACTGCAGTGATTTTCTTCTATCTTTCCAACGAGGGCATATCCCTTTTGGAAAACTCCGCACATCTGGGTCTGCCTATTCCACAAAAGCTGAAATCCGTACTGGAACAGCTTCACAACCGCAATGTAAAGGAGGAAAAATAACTATGGGATACGCAAACAGTTCCATGGTAACTTACACAAAACTCAGTCCGAACCACTCCGGTCAGAGGACGCACAGCATCGACCGCATTACGCCGCACTGCGTGGTGGGACAATGCTCGGTGGAGACGCTGGGAAACATCTTTCTGCCGGCGTCCAAGCAGGCAAGCTGCAATTACGGCATCGGCGTGGACGGCCGTGTCGGAATGTATGTGGAGGAGAAAAACCGTTCCTGGTGTTCTTCCTCAAACTCCAACGACCAGAGAGCAGTCACAATTGAATGTGCATCTGACACCAAATCGCCGTATGCGTTTAAAGATGTGGTTTATCAGACGCTCATCAAGCTGTGCGTGGACATCTGTAAACGCAACGGCAAGAAAAAGCTCCTGTGGCTTGGCGATAAGGACAAGACGCTGAGTTATGCACCGAAGTCCGATGAAATGGTGCTGACGGTTCACAGGTGGTTTGCCAACAAATCCTGCCCCGGCGACTGGCTGTATGCAAGGCTTGGCGATCTTGCGGAGAAAGTCACGGCGCAGCTTGGCGGTTCTTCTTCCGGTACGGGCACGACAACAAGCCCAATGTACCGGGTACGGAAAAGCTGGTCTGACAGCAAATCGCAGAAAGGCGCATACAAGATCCTCTCCAACGCCAAGAAGTGCGCCGATGCCAATCCGGGATATAGCGTGTTTGATGTAAATGGTGTAAACATCTACACATCGAAAACAACGGCTACAGAGGTTCCGTCCCTCGTAAAGGTCAGTATCACTGACCTCAATATCCGTAAAGGACCAGGGACGGACTATGCCAAGACCGGGAAGTTTACCGGCAAGGGCGTGTTCACCATCGTTGAGATGAAGTCCGGCAAAGGCTCCACGGCGGGCTGGGGACGCCTTAAATCCGGTGCAGGATGGATTTCGCTTGATTACTGTAAGAAGATCTGACAACAAATGTTTTTTTCTCTGAGCCTGTGGGCATTCCTGTTTCTGGAATGTTCACAGGCTCTTTTTTGTTATGAGGTTAAAAGCCGGCGCATATTTATTGACTGTGACTTAGGAGGTCTCAGTCATGGATAAATATCAGAAAGAGCAAATCAGGAGCCTTCGAAAAGAAGGTATGAGCTATGCGGAAATCGCAAGGCAGGTCAACGTATCCAGGGATGCAGTCATATCCTTTTGCCGCAGGAATGGTCTGCAGGAAGTAAAGAAACCGATATCAGTCGTGAAAACAAATGCTACAGATGTCTGCCGCGAGTGCGGAAAGTCTCTGATTCAAGTTGACGGAATGAAACGGCGCGTGTTCTGCTCAAAAGAGTGCCGCGTCAAGTGGTGGAAAGAACATCCCGAACGGTTGAATCATAAGGCTGTGTACCAGTATACCTGTCCACATTGCGGCAAGCCGTTCTCTGCCTACGGCAATTCCAAGCGTAAATACTGCTCCCATGCCTGTTATATCTCCGATCGTTTCGGAGGTGGAGCGGATGAGTGAAGAGGAATTCCATGCGGAGAAAATGTATCTTCTGTGCCTTGGAACGGCAAAGACGATGCTTGAAAAGGGCGTTGTTTCTGAGGAAGAGTTCACGAAAATTGATACAATGCTGCTCGAAAAATACAAGCCAACTTTGTCTACATTATTGTCGGGAAAACCCTTGATATAACTGGCTTTTAGAGTGATATATAGTGTCAGAAAGGAGTTGGTTTTGTGCCGAAAATCACGAGAATCGAGCCGGGAATCAAGGCGCTCCCGGCAAAGAAAAAAGTTGCAGCATACGCAAGAGTTTCCAAAGATACCGAGCGACTGATGCACTCCGTTTCCGCACAGGTAAGCTATTACAGCGATCTCATCCAGAAGAATCCCGAATGGGAATACGCAGGCGTGTATGCTGACTCCGGCATAACCGGAACCCTCGTTGCGGGGCGCAGTGAGTTCGTCCGTCTGCTGGAAGACTGCGAGGCGGGAAAAATCGATATCATCCTTTGCAAGTCGATTTCCAGATTTGCAAGGAACACAGTCGATCTGCTGAATACGATCAGACACTTAAAAGATATCGGTGTGGAGGTTCGGTTCGAGAAAGAGCAAATCAATTCGATGAGCGGGGATGGAGAACTGATGCTTTCCATCCTCGCTTCTTTTGCTCAGGAAGAGAGCCGCAGCATTTCCGAAAATGTGAAATGGGGCATCCGCAAGCGGTTCAAGAACGGTGAAATCGGTGCGGCAAACAAACACATCCTTGGTTACCAGTATGACGATGAACAGAAAAAGTACATCATCATTCCAGAAGAAGCCGAGGCGGTCAGATGGGTGTTTCAGATGTACATTGACGGCGTTACCCTGCGAGACATAGCGGACAGGATGAACAAGGCGGGCATTCGCACCACGCTGGGTAACGATTTTCAGGAAGCCTCGGTGCGGCAGCTGATTTTCAACGAGGTCTATGCCGGAGACATCCGCAGGCAGAAGTGCTACATCGAAGATCCTATCACCAAAAAGAAAGTACCGAATCGCGGAGAACTGCCGCAATATTACATAACCGACAGCCATGAGGCAATCATTGACCGCAACACCTACGCAAAGGTCAAGGCAGAGATGGAGCGGCGTTCATCGCTGGTGAATCCGACATACTGCTTTACGGGAAAGTTCAAATGTGCCGTGTGCGGAGCAAACTTCACGAGGAAGAAGAGCAATGTCAGGGGAAAGGAGTATGTAGACTGGATATGTCGCAGCAAGAAAGAGCCTGGGGTCACCTGTAAAAGCCACAATTATCCTGAACACAAGCTGATGGAGATCTGTGCGGAACTGATGGAGACGGACGGATTTGACGAGGCGGCTTTTACAGAATCGGTGAAGAGCATCACCTCGCTTGCAGATGGCAGTATCGAGATACAGCTCTACGGTGGAAAGATCAGAAGGTGGCAGATGCCGCCCAAGCCAATCAAACCGAAGAAAACAAAGCCGGAGAGCAAACGACCCAAGCACCTGTTTGACGGGAAAATCTTCTGCGGCAAGTGCGGCAGAAGGTTTGGCAGAGCCATGAGCGATACAACGTACGGCGTCCACCTTTACTGGTACTGCCGAGCAAAGAGCAATCACGGAATTACCTGCGACAGCGTCAACTATCCCGACACGGAGATTAGGGACATCTTCTGCAGGGTCATGGGCAAGAAAACCTTTGACGAGGACTTCTTTACAAAGACGGTTGACCGCATGGTGGTTCAAGCCTTCGGCAGCATCGATTTTCATCTGAAGGACGGAACGATCAAAACCTTTGAGACGCTCAAGCTGCGAAGCAACAGGCACGAGACAACATCCACGGATGAGTTCACAGGGATGATTCAGTGCGCTTGCTGCGGAAACCTGTATCACAGATATTGCAGATATGGAAAGTACGTTTACTGGCGCTGCTCCGGCAAGCACAAGGTAAGGACGGAATGCAATGGGCAGGACATGGCGGATTTTAATATCCGTAAGGTTTCAGCCTACATTCTCGGCATGGACGATTTTGACGGGAAAGCATTCACGGAGCAGATCGACCACATCACAGCATTGGAAGACGGAAGTCTGGAATACATTTTTAAAGACGGGAGGGCAAAAAAGTGGCAAAGAACGTAATCACAATACCTGCTACCATTAGCAAGTTCACAGCATTTCCCCTCGGCAGCAGGGAAAAGCGGAAGGTGGCCGCCTATGCCCGCGTTTCAACGGACAGGGATGAACAGCTGACGAGCTACGAGGCACAGGTGGACTACTACACGAATTACATAAAAGGGCGCGAGGATTGGGAGTTTGTTGCCGTGTATGCTGACGAAGGCATAACCGGCTGCAATACCACACACAGAGACGGTTTCAATTCTATGGTTGAGGATGCTCTTGCGGGAAGAATCGATCTAATCATCACGAAGAGCGTGAGCCGATTCGCAAGGAACACGGTTGACAGCCTCACGACCATCCGAAAACTGAAGGAGAGCGGGACAGAGTGCTATTTTGAGAAGGAGAACATCTGGACATTTGACGGCAAGGGTGAACTTCTTCTGACCATCATGTCCTCACTGGCGCAGGAGGAAAGCCGCAGTATTTCCGAGAACTGCACATGGGGACAGAGAAAACGGTTTGCTGACGGAAAGGTCACCGTGCCATTCAAACGGTTTCTCGGCTACGACCGTGGCGAGGATGGAAACCTCGTGGTAAACGAGGAACAGGCGGTGATCGTCCGTAGAATTTACGGACTTTTCCTGCAGGGGAAAACGCCGTATGCGATAGCGAGGCAGCTCACCGAGGAGGGTATTCCGACACCGGGCGGTAAAAAGAACTGGGGCAAGAAAACGGTCGAGAGTATTCTTACCAACGAAAAGTACAAAGGCGATGCCCTTCTCCAGAAGGTTTACACCACGGACTTCCTGACAAAGAAAAAGAAAAAGAACGAGGGCGAGGTACCGCAGTACTATGTGGAAGGAAATCATGAAGCCATCATCCCACCCACACAGTTCGACAGGGTACAGAAGGAGATGCAGAGACGATGCGGTGATACGGACCGGCATGGCTGTGTGAGCATTTTCTCCAGTAAAATCCGGTGCGGTGACTGCGGTGGCTTTTACGGCTCTAAGGTGTGGCACTCCAACGACAAGTATAGAAAAGTCATATGGCGGTGCAACCACAAGTACGATGACGGTAAGCGATGCTCCACGCCGCATTTGGACGAGGACACCATCAAGGCATTGTACCTCAAGGCCCTGCGGATTCTCGGAGAGGAGCGGGACGAGATCATAGCCACCTTTGAATCCATCAAGGACGAGATGTATGACACCACAGATATGGAAAAGGAACATGCTGCATTGCAGGAGGAGATCATGGTGGTGACGGAAATGGTCGAGCAGTGCATCAGTAAGAACGCCCGTGTCGCACAGAATCAGAAGGATTACCAAAAGAAGTACGACGCGCTTTCCGAACGCTATGACAGGACAAGGGAACGGCTGGATAAGGTCAGTGGCAGGATTATGGAGCGGCAGGCAAAGCGCGAGATGATCGAGGCGTTCCTCCGTGACCTGACCGAGATGGACGAAGATGTGCTGGAATTCACGGATGACCTATGGTTCAATTTGCTTGACCATGTGACAGTTTTCTCAAAGAAGGATGTGATGTTCACCTTCAAGAACGGAACGGAAATCCGTGTGAAATAGCAGTAACGAAACACGGCCGGACACCCTGCGGATTGTGGGATGTCCGGCTTTCTCTATGCAAAATTAAAATGTACGACAACAGCGGAGAGAGGCAAAATTATAAAGTGTGGCAAAATCAAAAGGTATAGGTGCAAAATTAAAAGGTTCAAGGCAAAATTAAAAAGTGCAGGGGCAAAATGCAATTGTATCGCTTTGGGATACTACTTAGATGACGGTATTTCCGGCACCAATACAAAAAAGCGTGAGGAATTCAACAAGATGATTGAGGCTTGTGAAGCCGGAAACATCGACATGATTATTACCAAGTCCATCAGCCGCTTTGCACGAAACACGCTGGATTGTCTGAAATACATCCGAAAGCTGAAGGATTTGAATATTCCTGTTTTCTTTGAAAAGGAATCTATCAACACCTTGGACGCCAAGGGTGAAGTGCTTCTCACAATTATGGCTTCACTGGCTCAGCAGGAATCCCAATCTTTAAGCCAGAATGTAAAGCTCGGTCTTCAGTTCCGCTACCAAAATGGTCAGGTGCAAATAAATCACAATCGTTTTCTGGGATACACAAAGGATGCAGACGGACATCTTATCATCGACCCGGAACAGGCGGAAGTGGTCAAACGCATATACCGAGAATACCTGGAAGGCTTGAGCATGGACAAGATTGCCGCCGGATTGGAACGTGACGGTATTCTCACCGGAGCCGGAAAAACAAGGTGGCACACCAGCACCATCAATAAGATTTTGAGAAACGAAAAATATATCGGAGACGCTCTTCTGCAAAAGACCTACACCACCGATTTTTTGAGTAAAACCCGAGTAAAGAACAACGGCATTGTTCCGCAGTACTATGTGGAAGGCGACCATGAAGCCATTATTCCTCGGGACATTTATATGCGTGTACAGGAGGAGCTTGTCCGCAGACGCATTGTGAAAACCAGTGCAAATGGCAAAAAGCGAAGCTACAGCTGTAACCACTGCTTTTCACAGATTGTAGTTTGCGGCGAGTGCGGAGAGCTGTTCCGGCGAATTCACTGGAACAATCGTGGATGCAAATCCATTGTATGGCGCTGTATCAGCAGACTGGAACCCACCGGGCAGGAATGTCACGCCAAAACCGTCAACGAGACTATTTTGAAAAATGTGGTGCTGGCTGCCATCAACAAACTGCTGGGAGATAAGCCGGGATACCAGGAACAGCTTCAGCAGAATATAGCGGCGGCAATCCGTTCCGCCTCTACAGGGAAGGATGACATCGATGAAAAACTGATGACTCTTCAGCAGGAACTGATTCAAAAGGCAAACGACAAGGAAAGATACGATGCGGTTGCCGATGAAATATTACGACTCCGGGAACTGAAACAGCAAAATGCCATGGACACTGCCTCCCGTGACGAGCAGATCCGCCGTATCAACGAACTACAGGATTTCATCTGTACTCAGCCCACGTATCTGACCGAGTTTGACGAACATTTGGTAAAACGCTTACTGAAACAAATTATCGTATATGAAAATTATTTAAAAATAGAACTAAAATCCGGACTCAGTATTGAGATTGAAGGATAATACTTATAAACGCACAAGTCCCCTTTAATTAGTATGATTGAGAGTGGTTGTGCGTTTATTTGATTATTTATGATTTTTTATCGGTTTTATTACTTGGTGCAAAATTTACAACTACAACTGATAATTTGAGGCTGACGGCAATGCCTTTATCGTGATGATAAATTTTATTTCCATATTCGGTTGATTGAACTAACTATTTAATATTTTTCTTAAAAGAATCTTTGAAATGGTTTGATTAAAAGTTTTCCTTTTAGGAAGTAACTCTGTGAAATTGGTTATGAAATGAAAGCAGTTTATTCTCGATTTCTCAGCGAATTTTTGTAATTCCTATAGTAATCTTTATTGTTTTTTTATCTTGAATAATGGGAAAACAAACTAGTATGCCGTAAAATCTAAAACTTTATTTTCTAAAATTATGTGGTATAATAGAATTATTCCAACAAAGGATGTGAAAAACCACATGAGCAAAGAAATCAGGTTAAGTGAAGAGGAACAGATTTACCTCAAGAACTTTGTTAAAAATGGAGATCACAAATCAAAAGAAATCATACGAGCGCGTGTTCTGTTGATGCTGGATAGGACAGGAAAGAGCGACCATGTACGATATAACCGTACCGCAGAGTACGCAGGTATCTCCGTACAGGCTGTGTATAATATGCGCGATGAATACCTGAGCAACCAGGATATCTCTGCATATTTAACACGAAAAAAACGGACGATACCCCCTGTAAAAGCAAAAGTCGATGGAGAGGTTGAGGCAAAAATCGTCGCGCTCGCCTGCAGCAAGGCACCGGAGGGACACTCCAGATGGACACTTAGGCTGTTGGCGGAAAAAGCTGTGGAACTCAATATCATTGATAGCATTTCCCATGTCAGAGTCCAGCAGATTTTAAAAAAACGAAATATAAACCTCACTTAAAGCAAATGTGGTGTATTCCGCCAAAACAAAATGCTGAGTTTGTGGCACACATGGAAGATGTGTTAGAGGTGTATTCACGTCCTTATGATGAGAAACGCCCTGTTATTTGCATGGATGAAAAGCCTTTTCAGTTGTTAGATGAATATTTGGAGCCAATTCCCATGGGAAAAAATAACCACAGCGAAAAGTATGACTGTGAATATGTGAGAAAAGGGTCTTGCTCCATCTTCATGTTCACGAAACCGCTGGGTGGATGGCGTGAAGCCCATGCCCTTTCCCATAGAACCGCTCTTGACTGGGCCGCTCAAATAAAGTGGTTGGCAGATGAAGCATATGCCGATGCGGAAAAAATTGTATTGGTAATGGATAATCTCAACACGCACACAACCGCATCCCTATACAAGGCATTTCAACCCGAAGAAGCGTTTCGTCTTTCACAAAGACTTGAGATTCACTATACCCCGAAGCATGGTTCATGGTTGGACATTGCAGAAATTGAGCTATCCGCACTCACAGTTCAATGCCTGCTGGGTGTTAGAATCCCTACACTTGATAATCTGAACCGTATTCTTTCTGCTTGGTCTAATAACCGAAATACAGCTCAAAATGGAGTTTCATGGCATTTCACCACAGATACCGCACGAATTAAACTTGCTCACTTATATCCAGAAATAAAGTTTTAGAATTAACAGACTACTAGTGTGTATATAACAAAGAAACTATTTAATAAATAGAAATATGTGATATAATTACAATATATAATTATATTTTTTGAAAATAAATAGTATTGTTTGTTTTAAAATATAATTACTAATCTATTTAAATAATAATAGTGGGTGGTATATATTGCTCAAAATATCAGTTATGGATGATGAACCGACTTTTGTTGATATTTTAGTTAATGAAATATATAAATATTGTAGTTTATTAGAGATTGATGTTATGATTGATAAATTTTTTAATGCATATGATCTTATCGAGAACTTTAGCAAATATCATCTTATTTTTCTTGATATAAATATGCCATTAGTAGATGGGATTACAGTAGCAAAAATAATTAATGATTCAAAAATAAATGTAAAATGGTGAAAGAAGCTTTTTTAAAAAGGAGTATTTGTTATAATGGGTACTGATATAATAAATCTAATCATTGAGTTATTTATTAATTTTTGGCTCAATCCCAAATTATGTGTAAACACGATACAGCAGTGTAAAAATAGAAATTAAAAGTATATTTTGAAACAGGCGGCAGCAGCCTTTGGCGTTGCCGCCTTAGTTACATCTTAACGCCGGCGTGTCGTATGTCAAGGACGGCGAAGCCGTTCATTTTATCCTTGACATACGAGACCGGCGGTGTTATTCGGGGATACGATTCTCAAAAAACACAGCTAGCTGGGCGTGTATAATACTCCAGTCCTGCCGCCTTCCGGTCCACTTTTTCGTGATGTCTATCATCGCAAGATACAGCATTTTAAACAGGCTGTCATCCGTCGGAAATACTGATTTCGACTTTGTTACTTTACGGAGCTGGCGGTTAAATCCTTCAATTACATTTGTTGTATAAATCAGCTTTCGGACTGTCTGAGGGTATTTGAAATAGGTGCTCAGATTAGCCCAGTTAGCTCTCCATGACTGAGATATTTTAGGATATTTTTTATCCCAATGCCGGGCAAAAATATCCAAAGCCTCCAGGGCAGCATCCTCGTCAACAGCAGCATAGACAGCCTTCAAATCTGCCATAAGAGGCTTTAAGTCCTTGTATGACACATATTTGCTGGAATTTCTAAGCTGATGAATTATGCAGTTTTGGATTTCTGTTTTTGGGAATACGGCGTTGATTGCGGCGTCAAATCCTGTAAGATTATCGGTACAGGCAATTAAAATATCTTCAACACCTCTATTTTTTAGACTGTTTAACACAGTTGCCCAGAATTTTGCGCTTTCATTTTCTCCTACCCACATTCCAAGCACATCCTTATGTCCGTCCATATCGATTCCTATGGCGATATATACCGCTTTCTTTACTATCTGTCCTTCACTGCGCACATGATAATGAATAGCGTCGAGAAACACTACGGCATATATGCTTTCAAGCGGTCTTTGCTGCCACTCTTTGGCTATAGGCAGGATTTTATCCGTAATTCTGCTGACTGTGCTGTCTGATACAGATATACCATATATGTCCTGAATATGAGTTCCAATGTCTGATGTGGTCATTCCTTTTGCGTACATTGACAGTATTTTTTCCTCAATATCCTGACTGATGCTGGTCTGATTCTTTTTCAGTACCTGCGGTTCAAACTCTCCCTTTCGGTCACGAGGAATTGATACCTCGACATCTCCGAAGCTGGTTCTCAGAGTCTTGCTGCTGTGTCTGTTTCGGCTGTTGTCTGTGTCTTTGTTTTTGTAGTCGTATTTGCTGTAACCCAGCTCTTCGTCCAGTTCTGCCTCAAGTCCGTTTTCCATAAACTCCGCTATGGTTTCCTTGAACAGATTTTGAA